GTGTTGAACAACATTCACGGCTTCCGTGTTTATGTGTCCAACGCATTGCCAGCTAAAGGCACTGGTGCTGGTACTTCTGGTACAACTGCACAAGACGATAACTACGGTGTTATCGTAGCTGGTCAGGACGATGCTGTTGCTTCTGCTGAGCAGATCAACAAAGTTGAGAACTACCGTGATCCAGATAGCTTTGCTGACATTGTTCGTGGTATGCACCTTTATGGCCGCAAAATCCTGCGTCCAGAAGCATTGATCACAGCACGTTACAACGCTGCTTAATCTTAAGTAATCTATCGGGCTGGTCTCTTTTGAGGCTGGCCCTTTAGCTCTTTTAACCTACGAGGATTCCAATAATGGCTATCACAACAGCAATGTGTACAAGCTTTAAGTCGGAACTATTGGGTGGTACTCATGATTTGGATACTCACTCCATTAAACTGGCCTTGATTAAAGCTACACCGACAGGAACATATGGCACTGCTACAACCAACTACTCTGACGTAACAGGTAACTCTGACGAAGCTACAGGTACAGGTTACACTGCAGGCGGCCAGGTTCTAGACAGTGTGACTATCTCAACAGACGGTACAACAGCAATCATTGATATTGCAGATGAAGTATTTACCTCATCTACTATCTCTGCAGATGGTTGTATCATCTATAATGCATCCGCTTCTAATGCTGCTATTGCAGTAATTGACTTCGGCGGCACTCAAACATCTACAAACGGTGACTACACTATTCAGTTCCCTGCTGCAGACGCTTCAAACGCTATCATCCGTATCGCTTAATAGGAGCATAGACTATGGCTCTAGTAATTAAAGACAGAGTAAAACAAACAACCACTACTACTGGTACGGGTACACTTACCCTTAACGGTACTATAGATGGCTTTCAGACTTTTGCTGCTGCTCTGTCTGATGGCGATACTACGTATTACGCTTTACTAGAGCCTAGCACTAATAACTGGGAAGTCGGGCTTGGAACATGGACAGAAGGTTCATCACTCCTTGCCCGTACTACCGTTTTAGCAAGTTCTAATTCAGGTAGTGCTGTTAACCTTACGGCACAGACAGAAGTATTTATTTCACAACCTGCAGGTAAAGCTGCATTCTTTAGTGCTGACGGTGATCTTGAGCTTACTCGTGATCCTCAGACTGCATTACAAGCTGCGACAAAAGAGTACGTTGATACTATTGCTGCAGCAGGTTTGCACTACCATGATCCAGTACGTGTTGAGAAAGAGGGTAACCTCAACGTCACGTATGACAACGGTACTGCAGGTGTAGGTGCTACCCTTACTAATGCAGGCACACAAGCTGCCCTAGTCATTGATGGCGTCACTATGGTGCTCAATGATCGTGTACTTGTGTATGAACAAGCAGACGCTACACAGAACGGTGTATATACTGTAACGGATATAGGTTCTGCAAGCACTAACTGGGTACTAACCCGCTCTACTGACACAGATAGCTATGCTCCGTCTGACCCTAACTCGTTTGGTAAAGGTGACGCATTCTTCGTACTAGAAGGTAATGCAGGTGCAGGTGAGCTATATGTGATGAACACTGAAGGTACAATTACTTTCGGTACAACTAATATTACATTTACACAAGTAGCCTCTACTGCAGTATACAGTGCAGGTAATGGTGTAACACTTACAGGTACAGTCTTTGCTGCAGATGCAGGTACAGGTGTTACTGTAGACGGTTCAGGCATTAACATTGGTCAGGCAGTAGAGACAACCTCTGATGTAACATTTAATAGTGTGGCAGCAGCCCTAACGGGTAACGTGACAGGTAACGTTACTGGCGATGTAACAGGTAATGCTGATACAGCCACTGCTCTTGAGACTGCTCGTAACATTGGTGGTGTATCATTTGATGGTACAGCAAGCATTAACTTGCCTGGTGTTAATACTGCAGGTAACCAAGACACAACAGGTAATGCAGCTACTGCAACAGCTTGGGAAACAGGCCGCACTATTAGTTTGACAGGTGATGTCACTGGTAGTGTTACTGGCGTTGACGGTTCAGGTAATGCTTCTATTGCAACTACTATTGCTGCTAACTCTGTAGCACTTGGTACGGACACTACAGGTGATTACGTATCTACTGTTACATCAGGTAACTACCTTACAGGCGGCACTACAGGTGAGGGTTCCACACCTACGCTTAACGTAGATGCTACACCAACTAACACAGCATCTAAAGTTGTAGCACGTGATGCCTCTGGTAACTTTAGTGCAGGTACTATTACTGTGAGTAACGTTACAGTCTCAGGCACTGTAGACGGACGGGATGTATCTGTTGACGGTACAAAGCTAGACGGTATAGCAACAAGTGCTAACAACTACACCCACCCATCTCATCCCGGTGATGACATCAATATAGATACTGGTGCCTTGACTGGTGCCACAGTTATATCTGACCTAGACTTTAACGTAACCACTGACACTTTAGGTCACGTCACTGATGCTAATGCTACAGTTTCTACCCGAAACATCACATTGGCAGACTTGGGCTACACTGGCGCTACTAACGCCAACTATATAACCAATAACAACCAGCTAACTAATGGTGCGGGTTATACAACTTATACGGCAAACCAAAGTTTAAACACGACTAACAGTCCTTCGTTCGCTGGCCTAAACATTAACGGCAATCTTAACGCTGTAGATACCATATACCTTGCAGGTACGGTTTATCACGAAGGTGACACAAACACATATCTGTCCTTCTCGACAGACACTGTGTATTTAGCGTCAGGCGGTACTGACAGGGTAATTGCAAACAACACAGGTGTACGATTAGGCGACCTCGGCAACGGCTACTTCCGTCCTGTCTCTGGCAACTATGGCTCTATTGAGATTGATGGTGGTGCGCATGGTGGCTGGGAGGGCTACAGCATTGGTGGTCGTGCTGTGCTTATGCATGATAACAGTACTGTTGTGGGTCTGTATAATGACGTAAACGATGAGTGGCTTATTAGATGTACTTTCAATGCCGCTACAGAGCTATATTATAACAACTCGTCCAAGCTCCAAACTACGGGCAGCGGGGCGAACATCTCAGGCAATCTTTACCTTTCTGGTTCTGTAGGAGAAGATTATGATGCACTCTCAGGCACATCTCCAACGTGTAACGTAGACAATGCTGGTGCATTTAGTCTGACTATGACAGGCAATACAACCTTCACATTTAGTGGCGCAGACAGTGGCTACTCTATGGGCTTCATCTTACAACTAACAGGCAACGGATCAACAGTCACATGGCCTAGCTCAGTAAAGTGGGCTGGTGGCGCAGCCCCAGATGCTCCTGCTTCAGGTGAAACAGATATTCTAGTCTTCCATACACGTGATGGTGGTACAAACTGGTATGGTGTACTCTCAAGTGATGCTGCTGCATAAGGAGTAAAGCATGGCCTACTCAACTAATCCTTTCTCAGTAGCTACCTTTGGTGAAAGCTATGAGCAGGCCAATGCTTCCTTTGTACTTACAGGTGTTGTAGGTACGGGTGTAATAGACACAGGGACTGACGTTAGCTCACGTACTAATGTTGATCTCACAGGCGTACAAGCTAACGGTGCAGCAGGAAGCGCAACAGCAGCAGCAGGTGCAGTAGTTGTACCATCAGCAGTAACAGCTACAGGTGCAGCAGGTGCTATTACAGTAGACGGTGGTGTAGGTACAACTCCTACTATCACAATGGCTACAGCATTTACTGCAAGTCTGGGTGGCATTACCGTAAGTGCAGGGTTTGGCCCCACTATACAGCCTGTAGGGTTTGGCTTACAGATTATCACTGACTCACTACTAGTAGAGGGTGATGAGGTTGTAGTAGAGTCAGACGCTAACATCAGCCTAGCAGGTAAAGGTGTAGGTGGTACGCTATTAGGCAACACAGTTACACCAGACTGTCAGGCTGTAGTATTACCCGCAGGAGTACAGGGTACGTTTACTGTAGGCGATGAAACTATTGATGCAATACAGTTTGACTATGAGTCAATCAAAGAAAACTACAGCAGAGATCGTACTGCTTACATAGGTGAGTATAGCACACTAGGTAACACAGCGTATGTACGTGCAGCATAGGAATAATAATAATGTCTCTTAAATGGCCTAACAAAGATCCTGATGAAATACTAGACTATAGCATTGACTGGTCTCGCTTTCTTAGTGGTGCATCTCTTAGTAGTGTTACTTGGTTTGTTGATGACGCTGATGGCGTGAAGACTCAGCTTATCCCTAGTGGACAGCTTGTCAAAGGCATACAGCTTATCTCTGCTACTAACACAGACAAAGTAGCAACTGCACGTATAGGCTCTGGTGATAATAATATACAATACCAGTTCTACTGTCGTATAGCCGACACGAATGGCTTAGTAGTAGAACGTAAGGTTCGTTTACGTGTAAGGAATAAATAATGGCATATAACTATTTAGGGCTAGTAAACGAAGTAAACCGCCGCCTTAACGAAGTAGAGCTATCAAGTTCTAACTTTGATACAGCTGCAGGTTTCTATAGTTCAGCTAAAGATGCTGTAAATGCTTCGCTACTACACATCAACCACGAAGAATATAACTGGCCTTGGAATCACATTCTAGAAGAAGAGACTCTTACTGCTGGTGTAACACGGTACGATTATCCTACGGACGCTAAACTAATTGACATGAATAGCTTTCGCATTAAGAAAGATGACTCATTAAATGTAAGCACTACTAAACTAAAATCTATGGATTACCAAGAATACCTTGACAACTATGTTGATTATGAGTATAACACTGGTAGCGACTTACAAGATCTTCCCCGTCATGTTGCTCGTTCTCCAAGCCAAGAGTTTCTCGTAGTTCCCACTCCAGACAAAGCTTATGATATAGTATATGAGTACTACCGCAATCAGGTATCACTTGAGTTGTATGATGATGTACCTAATGTCCCTATTGAGTTTAAGCATATTATTGTAGACGGTGCTATGTTCTACGCATATCAGTTCCGTGCTGATACACAGGCATCTCAGATTGCACAAGGCAAGTTTGAATCGGGTATTAAGTATATGCGTAGTTTGTATATTAACCGTTACGACTATGTACGTTCTACAATGATTACACGTAACAAACCTAGCCTAAGAGTAACATAATAATGGCTACACAGTGGCAAACATTTCCAGTACCCTTTACGGGAGGCTTGATTACAAACATCAGCCCTCTCCAGCAGGGTATTAATAATGTAGGTTCAGCATTTCAACTACAAAACTTTGAGCCTTCCCTAGATGGGGGTTACCGTAAGGTAGCAGGCTATACTAAGTTTATTGATGCTGAGCTTCCTGGCTCTGGTGTAGTACAGGCTCTAGCGTTAGTGCAGCAGGCTAACAACCAAAAGGTCATTGCTGCACGTAACGGCGTGTACTACATAGGCAACGCCATTGATTCTACACCTGCATGGACTTCTCTTGCTACAGCACCTGACATTACCTTCACTAAGGTAAGACAGGCACGTTACAACTTCAATAACGTATACCAGATATGCTTTGTTGACGGTGTAAACTTCCCTGCATACTATGATCGTACAGCAGGTACACTGACGCACATGACAACCTCAGCAACTAATGATGCTGTAGAGGGCGCAAGTCATGTCTGTATGTTTAAGAGTACACTCTTCTTTGGTGTAGGTACAGAGCTAGTCTTTACAGCACCCTATAGTGCAGATGACCTAAGCCCTGCTAATGGTGCAGGGAGTATTAGTATTGGCTCAGAGATTACGGGACTGATTGTCTTTCGTGATCAGCTTATCGTCTTTGCTGTAGATAAGATCATGCGTATCACAGGTACTAGCGCAGCAGACTTCTCTATGAGTGCTGTGACAGAAGACTTGGGATGCTTAAGTGCTGATACTATCCAAGAGGTAGGCGCAGATGTTATGTTCCTTGGCCCTGACGGTTTGCGTACACTAAGTTCTACAGACCGTATTGGTGACTTTGGTATTGATGTTGCCTCTAAGAACATTAGACCTACAGTAACTAAACTACAGGACTACGCTGCTAGTTTTAGCAGTACTGTTATTCGTAGTAAAGCTCAGTACAGATTGTTTGCTTATGTAGACAGTGAACGGGATGGTGTTGCTAAGGGTGTACTAGGCACTAAGTTTATTGACCAAGGGGGTCAAGGCTTTCAGTGGGCTGAGCTTAAAGGCTTTAAAGTGTACATTGCAGACTCTCAGTTTATTGGTGAGGATGAGTATCGTGTCTTTGCTAATAATGATGGCTACGTTTACAACTTAGATACAGGTACTAGTCGTGATGGATCTGCTATTGATGCTATCTATGAGTCACCTTATATGCCTATTAATGACCCTCAGGTACGTAAGACTTTCTATAAGTTAAACTTCTACATTAAACCTTTTGGTGCTATCAATATAACTGCAGGTATTAAGTTTAACCAAGGCAGAACAGGGTATATTCAGCCACCTTCGTTTCAGATTGTGCAGACAGGTGGTGAGCAAGGTATCTATAGTGATAATACGTCTACTTTTGGCACTGCTGTGTATGGTGCGCCTAGAACGCAGAACTACCTAAACCAAGTTATTGGCTCTGGTGAAACAGTAGCGATACGTATTGAAGATAATAGTGATGATGCAGCATTCCTATTAGACACAGCACTCTTTGAGTATGCTACAGATGATAGACAGTAAGGAAAACTGATATGGCAGGTTATACACGTCAAGACTTAGCTAATAACATTGCTAACGGTAACGTAATTGATGCTGATGATTTTGACAACGAGTTCAACGCTATAGATGCAGCGTTCAACAACGCTACAGGACATACTCATGATGGTACGGCTGAGAATGGCGCACCTATTACAGTGCTTGGCCCCGTGCAGGATGTCATTGTTACTGCTGCTGTAATGCGCCCTAAGACTACTAACGTTCTTAGCTTGGGTACAGACGCAGTTCGCTACAAGGACTTATTCCTTGAAGGTAACGCTGATGTAGACGGGACAGTAAACGTACAGGGTGCAACTACACTGCAAGACACCTTAGCTGTAACAAGCAATGTGACTGTGGGTGGTAACCTCACTGTAACTGGCGATGCTACTATCGCAGGTAACCTTACCTTTGGTGATGCAGCTACTGACACCGTTAGTTTTGCTGCTGATGTAAACTCTAACTTACTGCCTGCTGCAGATGATACCTATGACTTAGGTGCTGTAGGTGCTGAGTGGCGTAACCTATACATTGATGGTACAGCTAACATTGACACTGCTGCAGTAGACACTGCTAATGTAGGTACACTGAGTGTATCAGGTAATGGTACAGTCACAGGTAACCTTACTGTAAATGGTACTATCAATGCTTCTATTAGCGGTGTTGCTGGTACAGCGGATACACTTACTACAGCACGTACTATCGCCCTAGGCGGTGATGTATCAGGTGCCGCTAACTTTGATGGCTCATCTAACATCACTATCACTACAGTTATTGCTGATGACAGTCACAACCACACTATTGCTAATATAGATGGTCTGCAGGCTGAGTTAGACTCTAAGTCTGCTACCTTGAGTGCCTTAGGCGTTACATCAAACATAGCAGAACTAAACATCCTAGACGGTGTTACTGCTACAACTGCTGAACTGAACACGCTTGATGGTATCACTGCTACAACAGCAGAGTTAAACACGCTTGATGGTATCACTGCTACAACAGCAGAACTAAACTTTGTAGATGGTGTAACATCTAACATCCAGACACAACTTGATACAAAACTTTCTAGTATAGACTTAAGTTCTTACACTGGTGATGTTGACATTGATGGTGAACTTATAGTATCATCATACAATGAAACATACCAAGCTGTTTCTTCATCCGGTGGTAGTACAACGATTAACTGCGAAGCAGGTAACGTGTTTAGCAACACACTGACAGAAAACACTACGTTCACCTTTAGCAATCCACCTGCAAGTGGTACAGCTTACGGCTTTTCGTTAAAGATTGTACAAGATGCAAGTGCTAGTAGTTATATTGTAACATGGCCTACCGCTGTTATTTGGCCTAGTTCAGATCAATTTGGAGGTTCTGGTGCGCCACGTCTTACAAGCACAGCATCTGCAATAGATCAGTTTGTATTTTACACGCATGATGGCGGCACAACTTGGTATGGCTTTACATCGGGATTAAACTTAGGATAATATAGAATGAGCAACATTAAAAAGTTAATGATGTCTGCCGCAGGTGGTGGAGCCGCAGGTGAGGCTGTATTTACATGTACAAATAACCTGAGTTATACAAAATCAAATACTTCCTATACGTTTACTGTCCCTGACGGTGTAGACGAAGTTTGCATTGTTTGCATAGGCGGCGGTGGCGGTTCGGGTAACGGTACAGGTGTAGACGGTGGGTTTGGCGGCGGCGGTGGGGCTTTAGCATATGTAAATGCAGTTTCTGTTACTCCCACAGAAAGTTTAAGTGTTCAAGTCGGTGATGGTGGGATGTATAACAACCCAACCGATCCAGACGGAGATGGTGGAAATAGTTTTGTAAAAAGATCAGGCACCTCTCTTTGTGAAGCGGGAGGGGGTGATGCAGGTGATTGGTCAGGTTATTTTCAAACCTATTATGGCTCGTCAGGTTCAACAGGAGACGGCGGTTCCGTAGTTACTGGCACAGGTGGTGCAGGTGGTGATGGGCTATGGTTTTACTCATCTAACGGAGGCGGCGGCGGTGGCGGCGGTGCAGGTGGGTATTCAGGCGCAGGTGGTGATGGTGCTAATGCAAACGAAAACCAAGGTGACTCAACCGCAGGTTCTGGCGGCGGCGGTGGCGGCGGTGATAGGAACTCTGGTACAGGTCAGGGCTATCAAGGTGGGGGTGTTAATCCCTACGGTCAAGGGTCAAGCGGTAACCGAGGCAATGGCGGCGGCGGTGGCGGTGGCTCTGGGGGATCAAGTGGCGCAACTGGTAGCGGAGTAAAAGGTAATAACTATGGCGGCGGCGGCGGCGGTTCAGCCAATAATGGCAATGGGCAGTCTGGAGGACGAGGTGTTGTTAGGATAATTTGGGGTTCTGGGCGATCTTTTCCGTCTACTAGCGTAAGTGAAAGTGATAGTGTGGACATATATCTCAACAATGTACAACAATAAGTTTTTAGTCAATCACGGAGTATCAACAAATGACTGAATATAGAATAAGAACAACTGGCGAAGTAAAAACACAAGGTGAGATACGCAAACTGCACCGTAATGTATCTTTACCAAGAGTATGGAGTAATGAAGTATTAGAGTTTTTGGGCGTTGATCTTGTTACGCCACAAGAGGCACCAGAAGCTTCTAGTAATTTAAAGGTAGTTGTAAGAAATGGTGTAGAACAAAACTCAAATGGTGACTGGGTTTATGCTTGGGTTGAAAAAAATAAATTCAACAGTACCGAAGAAGAAACTGCATTCTTAGAAGAAGAAAATAGAAAAGTAATTTCGGGTAACAAAGTAAAAAGGGATAGTTTACTGTTTCAAACGGACTTTTGGACTTTATCCGATACACCTGAAATGACTGCTGAACAAACAGCATATCGCCAAGCATTGCGTGACATTACTAGCCACGCCAACTGGCCTGACTTGGATGCGGCTGACTGGCCTACTAAACCATAGGGCGTAGGTTATGTCTGACATTAAGCTAACTACAGAAGAGCTAGAAGATATGCTAGATCGTTCAGCTAAGCGTGGGGCTAAGTTAGTCCTACGTGAGCTTGGCTTGCAGGATGAATCAGCTGCTGTAGATCTACGTGAGATCCGTAGTCTATTGGAGACATGGCGTCATACTCGTCAGAGTATATGGAATACATTTGTAAAGATAACTACTGTTACTGTGTTTACCTTCATTGCTGCTGCAATATGGATGAAGATAGGTAATTAATAAGGACTACTATAATGGCTAAACGATTTGGTGGGTTTACACCTGAACAGATGGGTAAGATTATACCTGAGATGCAGGGTATGCAGGCTGATGAGCAGGCTAAGTTCTTAGCATCTCAACCTGGTGCTGCTGCACGTGTAGGTAAAATGGCTGAACTAGCGCAGAAGCGTATTGGTATGTCTCCTAGTGGTTATGCTGTTGGCGGAACTGCAACACTTGCTACACAGCCTGTAAAAACAGCTGCTGGAACTACATATAAGAACGCGTATACAGGCGGCGTAGGCGCAAAGCCAGCCCACTCTACAGATAATGATAAACCAGGCAATCCTCCTCCTAACACGCCTAACACTACTGGTGGGTTTGATACGGTTCAGCCTACTACTACCACTCCTGCTTCTACTAGCTATACACCTATAGAAGGTCTACCTATTGCACCTGAGGGTATAACAGAAGCTGACTACGCACCCTTCCTAGAACAGATAGCTGGTGGATCAACAGGTGCAGGTGCTGAGGTTAATATACCAGGCATCACTGAAATGCTATCCTCAGGTAACCTACCAGAGAACCCTACAGACTATGAGGTAACTGGTAGCAGTGGAAACTGGACTATTACGTATGCTGATGGGACTACACTAAAGTCGCCCTACAGGAAACGTGCAAGCATAGATAAAGAAGCAGCTAATATAGCTAATGTTATACAGCAGTATAAGGAGTCTGACCCATACAAAGCCAATGTTGCTGCTCAGGATCAGTATACTCAACAGCTAGACTTGTACAAACAAGGACAGTACGAACAAGCAGGCGAAGCACTTACTGATGTAGGAGCTTCACTAGATACTGCACAGATTGCTGCATCTCAGGAGCAGGGTGCATTAAACTCCTTGCAACAACAGCTGTCTAACCTTCCAGCTGATGACCCTCAACGTGAAGTAATGCAGAAGCTTGTAGATGATCAACAGATCAAAGTTACTCAAGCTAGAGCTAATCTAGCACAGGCTAGTGCAAACGTAGCACGTATAGGAACACCTAGCACTACAGAACTACAGGCTGCTGCTCTTACAGATCCTACATCTATGGCTACTAAGGCTGATGTAGTAACTGTATCTGACGCCCAGAAGGCTGAGGGTATGATTGATGAGGGTACAGGTCAGGCTGCTGCAGTGGCTGATACTGCTACTCAGACAGAGGCTGACATAGCTGCTGATGTACCTCTAGCAAAAGAGTTTGAAGCTGCAGGTATGACGCCTAAAGAAGCTGCTGCTGAAGTAGCTAATGTCATGTCTAAGCTCACTGCTGTAACTGGTAAGCCTAGCGCAGAAGCATTGACTCAGGCTGCTACTATGTCAACAGATGAGTTGGCACAGCTAGGCTTAAGTGCAGAACAGATCAGTCGTGCTCAACGTGTAGAGGGTGTAGCACCCTTAGAAGTCACAGAAGATATGACAGTATCTAGTGCTGTAGACTTTGCACGAGCTAAGGCTGAGACTAACTTTACTGCTGCTACAGGTGTGCCATCTACAGAGGCTACTGTACAGGGACAACTTACAGGTCTGCTAGAACAGTTTGAGGGTGGTGAGACACCAGCATGGGCTGCAGGAGCTATGAGGGCTGCTACAGCTACACTAGCTGCACGTGGCTTAGGTGCTTCGTCTATGGCTGGTCAAGCTATTGTACAGGCTGCTATGGAGTCTGCACTACCTATCGCACAGATGGATGCACAGACACGTGCAAGCTTTGAAGCACAGAACTTAAGCAACCGACAGCAGGCTGCTATGTTTGCTGCTGAGCAACGCTCTAAGTTCTTAGGTATAGAGTTTGACCAAGAGTTCCAGTCACGTGTACAGAATGCTGCACGTATCGCTGATGTAGCACGTATCAACTTCACAGCTGAGCAACAGGTTGCACTAGAGAATGCTCGTATGGCACAGACTGTAGACATTGCTAACCTTGATGCTAAGAACGCTAAGGTAATGGCAGATGCTGCAGCTATGTCACAGTTAGACATGGCTAACCTAAACAACAGACAGCAGGCTAACGTACAACGTGCTCAGGCTTTCCTTGACTTTGATATGTCTAGCATGAGTAACCAACAGCAAGTGGCTATGTTTAAAGCGCAGAGCCTAGCTAGTGTATATACATCTGATACTGCTGCTGCCAATGCTGCTAGACAGTTCAACGCTTCTAGTGATGATCAGGTTGGTATGTTCTTCTCTAACTTACAGACAAACATTGAACAGTTTAACAATGATCAGTACAACTCTATGGAGAAGTTTAACGCTGGTGAAGCAAACGCTCTTAGCCAGTTCAACGCTGCCCAGCAGAATACTCGTGACCAGTTCAATGCACAGAACCAGCTAGTTGTAGCTCAGGCTAACGCACAGTGGTCTCAGGCTATTACTACCATGGATAATGCTGCACAGAACCAAGCAAACCGTGATGCTGCAATAGCAGCTAATAACTTTACCACAACGGGATATAACAATGCTATACAACGTGAGCGTGATACTCTGGCTTGGGCTTGGCAGTCTGCTGAGAATACCGCAGACAGAGACACTAAGCTTGCTGTTGAAAGAATAAGTTCGGCAGCAGAGGATGAAAGTGGTTCACTTCTTAGTGCTGCTGCAGGTACGTTCATGGGTGCTATTGCTTCTAACGCTGCAAACATCATCTTCCCCGTTTAAGGATAAAGACATGCCCAATTATAACACACAAGGTATTACAAGTTCTGCAGGTAGTGATCCTCGTAACTTAGGTGGCTCAGAAGGCTACGGTAACCCAACCGCTTCTACCTCATCGGGTATTATGAGTAGTACATCTAACCCTACAGCTAACGATGATAATAATGATGAGCCTAGCTTCTTTGAGAGCATTGCTAATCTGTTCTCTGGTGCTGGTGCAGACCTACCTAGTGATAAAAGAGATGATGATGGCGACTCAGGCATATCCTTCTACGATAGTCCTATGTTTACACCCTCTGATGGTGGCTCTGATAATGACACTACACCACAGGCAGGTCTCCCGTTTGAGACTACAGCAGCAGACCGTGCATTGTATGAAGCTCTAGGTGTAGACGTACCAGAGGTATATAAGGGTAAGATGGGTAAAGAAGAACCTGAGCCTAACCTTGATATGGATGTGCTACAGAGCGCATTACAGCCTGAGCCTATCATTATAGAAGAACTAGAAGTTAAGGCAGGTGATACGCTCAGTGGTATCGCTAAGGATAAGGGTGTATCTCTACAGTCTGTCATTGATGCCAACCCACAGATCAAGAACCCTGACATGATTCGCCCAGGTGAAGTAGTATCTGTACCAGACCCACGCTTTGAGGGTGTGCCTAAACCACGTGGCGTAGCAGATAGCCCACGCTTGTCAGAGGGTGTAGCAGACCCACGTAAGATAGGCGGTACAGAGGGTTATGGTAGTGTTGGTACTCCTCCAGAGGCAAGCACAGGTGAAGGGCTTATGAGTAGAAACGCTGAAGCCTTAGAAGGCCCAGAAGCAGCATCTTCTGCTGCTGTTCAAAACCTGCTATCTCAAACTAAGACGTTTAGTAAAGGCGATAAAGGTCTTGATGTTTATAATACTCAGTTAAGGCTTGCTGATCTAGGGTATGACATCGGTAGAGGTGGTAAAACTGGATTAAGAAAAGACGCAACAGGTAAGTGGTCATCTTTAGACAATAGCCAGATGCGAGGAGTAGACTCTGACTACGGGCCTTCTACAGAAAAAGCAGTTAAGGCTTTTCAAAAAGACGCAGGCTTACCTATAACAGGAACAGTAGATCCTGAAACAGCTAAGGCAATGGCTAATGCAAAACCCGTTGAGTACAAAGTATCTACAGATATTACTAAGAATTATTCAGACACACAAAAAGCAAACTTTAATGCTGCAGAAACTGCTGCTAAAGAGGCTGGTTTAGAGGGTGCGGAACTCGCTGCCTTCATGGCTCAGGTAGCTCATGAATCTGACAGTTTTAAAACAGCTACAGAGTATGCCTCAGGCCAAGCTTATGAAGGAAGAAAAGATCTAGGGAACGTACAAGCTGGCGATGGTAAAAAGTACAAAGGTAGAGGTTATATACAGTTAACAGGCAGAGACAACTACAAAAAAGCAGGAGACGCTTTAGGTTTAGATTTAGTTAATAACCCTAGCTTAGCCGAAAAACCAGAAAACGCTGCAGCAATATCCGTGTGGTTCTGGAAGACAAAGGTGAAACCTCAAGTACCAGACTTCATGGATGTAGAGAGAGTTACTAAAGTCGTAAATGGAGGTTTTAATGGGCTTGATGAAAGACTAGATTACTTTGATAAGTTTACTAAGAAGTGGTCAGAGGCTTAGTATGTTTGGCTTACCCCTAGAACTCATCACAATGCTCTTCTCCACCGTGCTGGGTGGAGTTATGTCTATGATAGGACAGAACGCTAAGAACAAAGCAGAGCAACAGCGAATACTCCTTGGCGGTGTAACGGAAGCACGTAACGCTGGAAAGACAGATAAGCACTTCGCATGGACACGTAGGCTCATAGCCTTATCGTCAATCTTTGCTATTATAGTCTTGCCAAAGCTAGTTGCTGTGTGGTATCCTGAGGTCAGCGTTATCGTAGGTTACACTGAAGTACATGGCGGCTTATTTAACTGGCTGTTTGGCGGTGACGGTACAGTACAATGGCAGGCAGCACGTGGCTTCGTTATAACACCCCTAGACACACACATCGTATCCGCTATCGTAGGTC